TATACCTATATTAAATGATAAGGATTTAAATTATGAATAGAATTGAAATGATCAAAGCGGCCGCAGAGAAGGCACACATTAAGAAAGCAATTGGAAACGTTGCTATTAGAAAGAAGTCTATCAAAGCAGAAATGAAGCTTCACAAAAAGTTAACCAAGTCTATGAAAAAAGCAGGTCACCAAGCGCCTTCAAGTTTGGAATCCTTTAAAGAAGAAAATATGTATTACACTGAAAGGGAGACCCAAGATTATCTTGCTGGAACCTCTTACATGGAAACATATAACGCAATGAGGTCACAAGATGACTACTAAAATTCACAGTGTCAGCTTAGATGTTATAGAAAAGCTGGTAAAAGATTACCCCAACAATATGCAATTGGGTGAAGAAGTCCGAAAGATGTACCATAAAATCGTGGACATGCCTATCGTTGATGACGCTGGATGTGACATCCGAACTGGAAAGTTTTTAGGATGATGTCCTCAGAACTTGCAACTATTCGTCTTAATGCACTACAGAGGGCACAAGATCGAGCAACAAATCCAGAGTTTAAACTCTTATGGAAACAGAAGAGAGAAGAATTAGTTAAAATACTTCAGTCTGGTAATTCATATGACGAAATGTCAGGAGAGCTATTATGTTAGAACAATTCTTTGCATTTATAATGTTAATGATATTTACTATGTTTACATATATAGGAATTCATATGTCTTTTGAAAAAGACTCTAAGAAGCACATTCCCCTACTATGGGAACCGGGTGGGTTATTATATAACCTTTTTAAAAAAGAACAAAAACAATTCGATAAATCCGATATTAAATATCGTGATGGGGATAACACATGAAAATAACCTACATGGAAATTTCAACTTACAACCAAGGTAGCCGACGTGCTGATGTACTTCGCACATCAGGTGAAGACCCGAATTACTGGGGTTGTAGGTATTATTCGGCTGGTAATTCTCTAGGCATTGAGTGGTATAAGGGCCATTCAGAAGAATATGCAGAGAATGCAGCAGAAAATTATGTACAGGGTATTAAGGAATACCAGGTATAAGTGTTGATAAACCCCTCTAGTGACTCATTCTACTCCTTATCAGAAATGTCGCTAGGGGGGTTTACTTTTATATTAAAGTGTGTTATAATATACCTATATCACATAAGGAGTAAAGTATGGTAAGTAAAGCATTAGAAAAGACCCGAGCAAAGGGCAGAAAGAATAGAGTCACAATTGACGACAAATATATGGGCCCTGAGCCGTGGTGGGATGAGAAAACCCCTTCTACTGCAGCAAGTTGGTCACAAGGGGCACATTGGTATAACTACTTCAGTAAACCAAAAGATTATGTTCCGTATGTACTTAAATATGCAGAAGAAGTACATAAATTCGATAAGAAACAAATTTCCGCAATTAATGCTCTACCAGATTGGAAGATTAATGTAGGTGTTAATTCAGTTGCAAGATTGCACTTCAGAGGTTTTGTGCACGAAGAATCTCTACACGAAAGATGCCTTGTTAAACTTAAAGAAAAAGTTGAAGAAGGTAAACTAGTAGTAGTAGAAAAGAAAGAAATCAAAAAGAATGCACCACCTGTCATCACTCCGGCTCAAAGGTCGTATATGAATATGATGGAAACTATTCATGCCGATTGGGATGATATAGTAGTTGATAGCTGGATGGATGGAAATTTTAAACCAGACTTTAATGTATATGAACTATGGAAGAAGCATGGCCTGAAGGGTAATGTAATTAATGCATTTAAAGAAAAAGTTCAATTCTATTATGATGAAGTATCCGATGCGTATAATAAAGAGTGCGATCAAGCTGTTGAGGCATACTCTCACATAACACCAAGACGACAGAAGAAGATGTTAAACCTTATGGATGGTATCTTCTCCGACTTGGATAAACTAAAAGATAGTTTCAAGGCAGTTAGAATGCCTAGAGCTAAGAAACCAAAATCAACAGATGCCCAAGTTGCAAAACTACAATACTTGCAGGAGGACATCGAATCTAAGGTAACTTCAATTAACCCAGTATTGATACCGAGTAAAGAAATGTTGTGGGTCTATAACACCAAGCAAAGGGTGTTGACACAGTATATTACTACTTCTACGACTGGTTTTGAGGTAAGTGGTACTTCTATTAAGAACTTTGAACCCACTTTATCTAAGACATCTAGGCTGAGAAAGCCTGAGGATATATTACCTGATGTGTTGAAATTCACCCCCAAACAAATTGAGAAAAGAATTTGGGATAAACTAACAACTAAAATAGGTAGTCCAAACGGTCGCATTAACAAAGACTGTGTACTACTTAGGGTAATATAAGGAATATATGATTGAACAAAAAATTATGACTAGAAAAAGATTCTCCACTGCGGTAGAAAATCTTGTGTCTAAAAGTAAAGGGTTGTCTTATATAGAGGCTGCTGCTTACATCATAGAAGAACGAGGGATGGATTTTAAAAGTCTTAACAGACTCTTATCTGACTCCCTTAAACAAAAAATCGAGGCAGAAGCTACCGATTTAAATTTACTTAGAACTAAACAAACTAACAAATTACCAATATAGGAGAATATTATGAGTAATGTAACTATCCCAACGTCGGATGAAGATAAGAAAAGAATCAAGGATTGTGTTATTGAAATCAGTAATGCAAAAACCATGATGGAAGCACAACGTGACTTTATTAAAGAAGCAATTGATTCGTGTGTTGAAGATGTGGAGATTGATAAAAAGCATCTGCGTAAGATGGCTGAAATTTATCATAAACAAAACTTGCTAGAAGTAGTAGGTGCTGTAGAAGATGTTGAGGCACTATATGAGAGTGTAATGTCTTAATGACTGATCCATTTGAATCTTATAAACTATATAATGCATTGAAGCTCCATTTTGAAACAGATGGTTATGATGCAATAAAGTATAATTATAAATCCAATGTGTCTGCTCAATCCTTTTTTAAGAGAAGGGATAAGTACTTCTTTGCCAAGATTGCAAAGAATCACGAGAAGGATTTATTAACATACTTTGTATCTAACTTTAAGAATGGAGTTGGTTATGTAGGTGATATGATTAATGAAGATGGAGAAAGAAATTATTTGGATCATAAGAGAATACAGGAATCAATACACCGTGTGTTTTCAATTGATATAAATAAACTTAATGAGCAAGGAGAACTGTTTGATAACCTCTTTAAGAGTGTTAATGGACAAGTACCCTTGGTCGTTAAGGTATGGATGCAAGAAGAAATTAGTTTAGAGACTGTTGTTATTCTTAATTCCATATTTGGGTTTATCGACCGAGAATCTGTGAGAATATCAGACACCATTATCTGGCCTGATACTAAACGGAAGATTGAGAAGTATACCCCATTTGTAAATTATAATAAAGATAAATGCATGAAGTTGTTGACAAATGTGTTTATTTGATGTATAATATACAGTATAATTATGAATAAAGTGAAATATAACAGAAACGGCTACACTAGAGCCGTAATACAACGCAATACGGAGATATAAAATGTCATTTGCAAACCTTAAGAGCTCACGAGGCTCGTCAATCGACAAACTCGTAAAAGCTGCAGAAGCAGTATCCACTAAAACAGATTCCAAATCATCTTACGGTGATGACAGATTCTGGAAACCTACCAGAGATAAAGCAGGAAACGGTTACGCTGTAATTCGATTCTTACCAGCACAAGAAGGTGAAGACCTACCTTGGGTAAGATATTGGGATCACGGTTTTAAGGGCCCTACTGGTCTATGGTATATTGAAAACTCCTTAACTTCTATTGGTCAAGATGATCCAGTAAGTGAATCAAATGGTTTACTTTGGAACTCTGGTCGTGATGAAGATAAGAACATTGCTAGAGATAGGAAGAGACGTTTACATTATGTAAGTAATATTCTCGTTGTTTCAGATCCTAGTAATCCCTCTAATGAAGGTAAAGTATTCCTTTATAAGTTCGGTAAGAAAATCTTTGATAAGATTATGGAATCAATGCAACCTGCATTTGAAGACGAAGATCCTATCAACCCTTACGACTTTTGGGAAGGTGCTGAGTTTAAAATTAAAATCCGTAAAGTAGAAGGATGGGTTAACTATGATAAGTCAGAGTTTTCCAATCAGTCTGCATTATTTGATGGTGATGAAGAAAGGCTAGAAGGTGTATATGGGAAACTATATTCACTACAAGATTTTCTCAAGCCGGAGAATTACAAATCTTATGATGAGCTTAAAGCTAAAATGAATAAGGTTTTGGGTGTAGACGCAGGTGCTCCATCTATGGAAATGCCAACAATGAATGTGGTTGAAGAAACTCCAATGGCAGCGACGGCAACAGCCGCTCCTACTATGAGTGAACCAGCTGCAGCGGATGATGAAGATGATACTTTATCATATTTCGCAAAACTGGCTAAGGAAAGCTAATAAAAAGAAGTGTGGTCTACACGGGAAGTGTAGATAAACATAACGTTTTGGGGAGACTTCGGTCTCCCTTTTTTTATCTACT